ACAATTTTGCCGGTGGGGGCGGCGCTTCCACTGGTATAGAAATGGCAACCGGATACAGTGTTGATATTGCAATCAATCATGATCCAGAAGCAATTAAGATGCATAAGGCTAATCATCCGAACACGAAGCATTACTGTGAAAACGTCTGGGCAGTTGATCCAGTAAAGGCATGCAATGGGCATCCGGTTGGACTTGCCTGGTTCTCGCCAGACTGTAAGCATTTCAGCAAGGCGAAAGGAGGGAAACCAAAGGATAAAAACATTCGTGGTCTTGCATGGGTAGCATTACGATGGGCTGGACTTGTAAGACCACGGGTGATCATGTTGGAAAATGTGGAAGAGTTTAAAACATGGGGACCGTTGAACAGAGGGCACCATCCGATCAAGGCAAAGCAGGGAAAAACATTTGAAAAATTTGTACAGCAGCTAAATGATCTGGGGTACATTGTAGAATTTAAAGAACTGATTGCTGCCGATTATGGTGCACCGACCATGCGAAAGAGATTTTTCATGATCGCCAGGTGCGACGGCAAGCCGATTGTATGGCCAGAGCCAACACACGGACAGGCAGACAGCGAAGCAGTAAAAGCTGGACTGTTAAAGCCATATGTTGGAGCATACACACAGATTGATTTCAGCCGGCCATGTCCGAGCATTTTTGACACATCGGAAGAAATAAAAGAAAAGTACGGCATCCGGGCGGTTCGTCCGCTGGCAAAGAAAACAATGGACCGGATTGCAAGAGGACTGAAAAAGTTCGTTCTTGATAATCCAGAACCATTTATCATTCAGTGCAATCACGGAGGTGAGCGCAGACCGAACGACATCCGAGAGCCGATGCCTACAATCACCGGAAAGCATGGTTACGGGATTGTGGAGCCATACATGGTACAGATCGGGCAGACCGGGTTCACAAAGGATCGGAGTAAGGATGTGAGGGAGCCGCTCACAACGATTGTAAGCAAAAATGAACATTGTCTTATTAGTCCAACATTGATCCAGTACCATTCCGAGACAGCACAGGGAGAAGTCCGGGGGCAGACCATAAAAGATCCGATTATGACTGTGGATGGCTCGAACAGGTACGGATTGGTTACATCGTTTTTGCACAAATATTATGACGGTGGCTATAAGGGCGCAGGAGATAGTATAGAAAATCCACTGCCAACTGTTACATCATGGGATCATAACAGCGTTGTTACTGCAAATCTGATTCAGATGAACAATCATTGTGACGGAAAAGATATCAGACAGCCATTACCAACGATCACGGCTGGTGACGGACACTTTGGAGAGGTCAGAGCGTTTCTGATTAAATACTATGGACAGGGAACAGGGCAGGATATAGAACAGCCGCTTGATACTGTGACAGCCAGGGATAGATTCGGATTGGTTACGATAGAGGGTGTCGATTATCAGATCGTGGATATCGGACTGCGGATGCTGGAGCCAAGGGAGTTATATGGATGTCAAGGATTCCCTGATGATTACATAATCGACCATGATTACACCGGAAATATCTACCCACGGAGCGAACAGGTGCGCCGCTGCGGCAATGCTGTGTGTCCACCGATACCGGCAGCACTGGTCAGAGCAAATTTGCCAGAATTGTGTGTTGCAAAGCGGATGCCAAATATGCAGATAGAAGCAGAGCAGACAGGACAGCTTCGGTTTGCCTAACCTTTAAATTTTAGAACCAGATAAAAAACCAAGCAATCATCATACCACCTTCCGCAGTAGTATATGCGGCGGGTGGGAGAGGATGCGGAAAGAGAGGATCACA